ATGGTTGTTTATGACTTGCTTTACATAATAAAGGAATCCTCGAGCTGTTAAGATGCGATTTGATAAATCGGTCACAGGTTCAGTATATAAACCAACTGACGACATCTCATCACCTGACGTTGTAGCTCCAATCTGGAGCATGATGTCTTGATGATTGGCGTATTTGATGTCACGAGATTGAAGCGAGGTCGGCAACTTGTTTCGCAAGAAAGTTTCTAGAGCATCGACCACTTCAGTAATGAATTCACTATGATTCGTCATTACACTTATAAAAGAGATTTATTTGATTTATAGATACTAGTCATTGTTATTTTTGCTTCATAACTACGTCGATCTGAGACGTCAATCCGCTCCATAGGTTCAAAGAGTTCTCAAATAGTTTTTTGAGTTCATCGTACTTCGCCTTCTCATTCGATACCGATGAGTTGTGGAGCTGTTGGGTTTGCACGAATGATGAACCAACGTACTTGACGATCATCTGTGATAGAGCATTGAGTTGTTGGAGCACTTCATCTTGGTTGAGTGCATCATTCGCGATCATTCCCTTGACATTCGCAATTTGAGCAGCAATCTGTTGCCTGATTTCGTCAGGACTAGAATTCATTTTACATTAAGAACACAAAATAAAGTGATATAAAACATATTCTAGTAATTGATAAACGAGCATATTTCATCTTTCAAGATGGTACCAATGACGCAAATTGACACTGGAGAAGTTGTAAGGGTGGTAAACAAGACCCACCCAAGTATTATATGTTGTAATTGCGGTGGCCTAGGGCATGTATACGCACGCTGTAATCATCCTATCACGAGTTATGGCATTATTTGCTACAGAATGATGCATGATCCGGAAAGTAATACCATTCATCCTGAGTACTTGATGGTGCAGAGGAAAGATTCATTGAGTTATGTTGAGTTCATGCGTGGTAAATACAATTTACAGAACTTGTCTTATGTAATGAGATTGTTCTCTAATATGACGCGCGAAGAAAGGGATGGTATTCGTGGGGGAGACTTTGATTGTCTGTGGAAGCAATTGTGGTCATCGTCAAATGGAAAAAACTTCATGAGGGAATACAGTATGTCGAAAGAACGATATACAAAGTTGAAAGAGGGTTATTTGATGCGTTGTGCCAAACCTAGTGAAGAGGTGTATTTGGTGAATATCGAGTATGTACTTATGCAGACCCAACCAGGTCTGTCGGAGACGGAATGGGGATTTCCAAAAGGACGACGGAACTTTTCGGACGAGGATGACAAACGGTGTGCGTTGCGTGAGTTTAGGGAAGAAACTGGAGTGAACTTGAGAAATATCAGGTTGATGAAAGATTTGAAACCTTTTGAAGAGATTTTCACGGGCTCTAACAAAATCAGGTACAAACATATCTATTATTTATCAAAAATATCTGATAATACGTACGATGACGACAGCTTGTTTAATCCCTTGAACAAGCATCAAGCGAGAGAAATCAAAGATGTGAGGTGGTTCACGTATAATGACGCACAGAGCAAGATTGGTGCGCATAACATAGAACGTAAGGAATTGCTTAAGCGCCTCAATGCAGTCGTGCTCAAATATGACTTAAGCGCCTCAATGCAGTCGTGCTCAAATATGTCTAAACAACAATTCTATGGAAACTAACTATTCATTTTTACACATACAATTTATATCTGCCTAAAATAATAGTCATGGATAACTTGTATGAACAAGCATTGTCATCCTATAAACGTCATGATAAAAAGCAATTGGACGTTATATCTGATCGCTTGAAGTCGACCAACATCCCGTTCAAACGTCTGTCAGAAGAAGAGTACGTGAGTTACCCAGAATACGATGATCCTGCATTCAATGGTATTGTGACATCCAAAAAAGAGTTCCATCGCAATAGATACAAGAAAACAACCGACCCATACGACGACGTCGTGGCAAATCGTTGTTCGTCATCCAAATTTGATTTATCAGAAAATCAAAAGTTTCTTAAGAATTTCCTATCTACCAACACTCCTTATTCCAGCATGTTGTTGTTTCATGATGTGGGCACCGGCAAGACGTGTAGTGCTATTAGCATTGCCGAGCAACTTTATGGACACTTCAAAAAACGCGCACTGGTAATCGTATCCAGCAATCTAAAGGACAACTTTAAAAAGCAAATTTTCGACATCAGCAAGGTCAATATCATCAATGGGTCTTTTGATGAGCATTCGAGCAAACAGTGCACCGGCAAAACCTACATGAATTTGATCCCCGATAAACATACCATGAACAAGGACGCATTGGATTCCAAGATCAAACGGGTCATCAACGAACGCTATCAGTTCAAGGGATACATGGAGTTTGCGAATGATTATGACAAAATCAAAAAACAAGTAGATGCTATGGAAAAAACAGAGGAAAAACGAAAGAAGCGGTTTGATGCCAAGCTAAAAGAGTTGTTTTCTAATCGGGTCATCATCATCGACGAAGTACACAACTTGCGTTTAGCATCGGAGTCATCTCAAAAGCAAGTGCCACCCAAGGTCGAACATATGTTGTCGGTGGTTGAGAACGTCAAGCTAGTCATGCTTACGGCCACACCGATGTTCAACAACGTAACCGAGATTGTGTGGTTGTTGAATTTGATGCTCATCAAAGACAAACGTGAGCGACTGAAAATGAAAGACATATTTCAAAATGGTAAGTTGACCAAAGATGGAAAGAATAAGTTGATCGAGGCATCACGAGGTTACGTGTCGCATATGAGCGGACAAAATCCGTATACCTTTCCGACCAAATTGTATCCTTCCGTCAACAAAGATGTCAATTTGTTCACTGCCGATGACAAACCCAAATTAGACATATTTGGTGCAGCTATCACGACGCCAAACACCATGCAATCATTACAACTCGTCAAGAGTTATATGAGTGATTACCAACAGCGTGTATACGAGTTGATGCAATCCAGATTCGACAAGTCTAAGCCTGAAGTCGTTGATGAGATTGATGAGGAAGACAATCCTAACGATGAAGCCAAAACTGATATCCAAATGGGAATACAGATTTCAAATATAGTTTATCCTAGCGAAGCAAAGAACGATGACATCAAAGCTTACTATGGCAAGCTCGCATTTGAAAAATGTTTCATCAAAAACTCCAACAAGTCCAACCTCATGCGTATATCATACGACAAGCAGATTGTCAAAAAGTATGGTGAATTTTTGGCTCCAGACAACATCAAACAATATTCTCCAAAGCTCGATTCTATCTTGAACTACATCAAAAACAGTGAAGGCATTGTGTATGTTTACTCGTCGTTCTTATACAGCGGCATTATCCCGCTCGCAATTGCACTTGAGCACATGGGTTTCAACAAGTATGGGGGACACAACATATTGGAAGGCGTAAAGAACATTAAACCCTTTAAAATCGGCAACAAAGTGGCCCAGTACATCGTGCTTTCAGCCAATTCGGCAATATCACAAAATAATGATGAGGAGATTCGTATAGCAAAAGAACAAGCCAATAAGGAAGGCGAGGTTATTAAAGTCATCATTGGTTCAAATGTTGCGACAGAAGGCATCGATTTTAAACGTATACGTGAGATGCACGTGTTGGAACCGTGGTATCACTTGAACAAGCTCGAGCAAATCTTTGGTCGCGGCATTCGCAACTGCTCACATATCGATCTGCCACTGGAAAAAAGGAACGTCACTATTTATCAACATGTAAATACGCGTGACGACGCCACCCGAGAGACGATAGACGTGCGAGTGTATCGTCTCGCCGATGGCAAGCAAGCCGATATATCAAAGATAGAAAGTATTCTCAAGAAGAATGCAGTGGACTGTTTCTTGAACAGACATGTTTTGAAATTCGACGCTGCAAGCGTCGGCAAATCCGTTCAAATGCGCACGTCACAAGGCGTCGTAACACGACATGTTCTAGGGTCGTTGGAACCACAAACCAATAAATGTTATGGTTCATGGAAAGAAGCAGATCCCATCGAGACAAGTACATTTAACATGAGTTTTGTGAGTGATGACGTCGAGCAGTACATCGTGTACATAACTCAAGTGTTCCTCAAACTTGACTCACCTGTAATGACATACGCTCAATTGAAGGATGCCGTTAGTCGTTTCATTGAAGTCGAAGAAGATATCCTCAAATTCACCATACACCAAATGATCGCGCGCAGAGTGAGGGTGGGACAGCATTACATCATATACAACTCTAACAAGTATATGCTGCAAAGGGAGCATTTACAAAAACAAAGACTGACGCTAGAAGAGCATGCCGATCCTAAGTACGTGCAACAACGCAGGCGCTTGGACGTGAAACACTTCAACTTGAAGAATAATGACGATGACGTCGATGCATCGGGTCTTGTCTCTGCCGTACATACGGCGGTTGAAGACGTTTGGCAAAAGGTCGGAAAAAGTAAAGTGTATCAATCATGCGCATATGACTTTGTTATCGACAGGATGCATCCAAATGATGTTATGAAAATTGCAGAGGCTCTCCTTGCCTCGAAGTCTTTGACGACACCGGACACCATCATATTAGATAGCATAATCGCGTCGGGGCAGTTGTTACCACCCAATCGTAACACAGCCAAGTTCTTTGTGACTTACAACGATGATAAAAATCCCTACAACATGATCGATAAGAACACATCAAAGTTCGTCAAATGCCCATTGATAAAGCGACAAGAGGCGGAGACAAAAGAACTAGATATGCAAACTAACGTGAAGAATACATTTGCGGACGTACAAGCATTCATCGCCCCATCCATGACTAAAACGGTTGCGCACCGTTTCAAGATCATCGCCAAAACCGGTACAGGGTCAGTGTGTCACGCCAATTCGAAACTCAAAGTTCAAGATCTCAAAGACCTCATCAATGGCATCGATGACAAGTTGAAACTCGACAAGGTGTCAAAAGGCGCGCTGTGCGATGTGTATGAATTAGTCTTGCGCAAAGCAAGTGCCGCACACATACCTAGACCGTATCAGTACCTGCTACTTAAAGATAAAAAAATTTGATTTTATATATGCTATTATAGAATAAAAGGAAATGGCAAAACCCAGCGAAAGCATATTCGTAGGCTCCATTCTTACTGACAACATCAAGTTGCGCCCCAACCAACTCGCCAACAACTATCGAGATGTGATTCTTACTACCCTAAAGACGAGCCAAGAAGGTATTTGCACCAAGCATGGATACGTTAAACCAGGATCGATTGAATTATACAAGGTCGCCGCGGGAAAGATGCGTATGATTTCCTTGAATGGAGACACAATATTTCAAGTACAATACAAAGCTGATGTGTGCAATCCTGCTGTTGGGACTATTTTGAAGGCCAAGGTGATGAACACGAACAAATTTGGAATTCTTGCCGAGTATGGCATAGACGTGTTGGAAGAAGACGGTTCAGTAGTCACGCGACCTGTCGTGGAAGTGATCATCACGAAACAAACTGCAGGCATCATAAGTGTGCGTGATTTGAATGCCATCAAGATTGGCGATGAAATCGATGTCGAGCTGTTGGGCACCAAATTTGAGCTGCATGATAAAAAGATTTGTGGAATTGGTAGGTTGGTAGAGGCAGTCGGTCCCGTCGTGAAGCAGGCAAACCTTTTTGAGGGGGGACATGTAGATGTCGACGAAGATGATGATGAGGGCGCGGATGACGTAGATGAGTTTGACGATGACGACGACGCAGATGGTGATGATGATGATGGCGAAGGCGATGAACATCCGGACGATGACGGGGATTTGGAAGTAGATGACGATGCTTCTAAGGATGAAGAAGATGATGATGAATTGTTCGATTTGGAAGAATTAGATGAATCGTTCACTGAAGAGGGCAGTGATCCTAGCGATGACGATGACATTTAAGGATACAGCAAGTGTGCCATAAAAATGAGTGATAGAAGGCGTTTGATGGAACAAATAAACAACCTTGGACCTACTGAGCACATGGAGATTTTCAAGATTATCAAAGAGACGAATACGGCGCATTCTGAAAATATAAATGGCGTATTTTTTAATCTGACCACTCTCACGCCCGACCTCATCGCTCAGATAGAGACATTTGTGAATTATTGCTACGAAAACAAAGAGGCTCTAGATGAGTATGACAAACAGTTGAATGAGTGTAAATACAGAAACAATATCACCAACATAGTTCGGTCACAACACACATACTATTCAACGAGTATCAACGAGCCCATAGACAAGAAAAATGGTTGGAAGGAAATGTTTGATGCCGTGGACAAATCCAATGTCGTGCGGGATTTCATCGAAAAGCTGAACAACAATCATGAAAAGCAAATCGCTAAGCGCATAGGGTCCAAGTACATCATGGCACGCAAAAAGTTTGCCAAAAGGAATGTGATCGAGCTCGATTGCAAAGATGACCTATGCGCTGAAGCATACTGATTGATTATGACTTAAAAATATGAAGACGGATATAAGTACAAGAACGATACGAATTACAATGGACTATTTGTTCGCTAATCTTGGTGAGAATAAGGTCAATCAAGCGATCCAAGCACATGTTGCTTGGGAACAGTCTATTGAGTACTATTACCCACCTCCCGCAGATAGCAATTTTTTCGCGGACATTTTGAAACGTAGACCAAAATCTCTGTCATCCAATAGCCTCGATTCTGTGCGATCTCATGCGATAGAATCACCCAACAGACCTCGGCGTGGAAACACTACGCAACAGACACCGACGTCAAACCCAACGGATTCACTGATGTACATCATATGTTACATCAAAGACCCGTGCATCAGCGTTCACTCGCCGGCAACTTTGCCCAGAGTGCTGTCGGATTACCGAAAGACACTCATGGCCGATGATGCATCGTTCGAAGTAAAGAAGCTCAGTAGAGCTCAAAAACATGAGGTTTTGGCCGCGCTAGGATCAGGTATGCCATTGTTGGCGACCTCAGCGGTCGTCACGTACTTTGTTAATCACCTCGCGAAAAACATATACGTGTATGATGAGCAAAAAAAAGTTCTCAACAAGTATACTGGAGCCACTGATGATACGATCGTGATCGTGTGCAACAATAACACATATACTTTGTTCACGGTCGATGATGCACACGTGTTCAGTCAAGACGATGCCAAACAACATATGTTGAAGCGCAAGTGGGTCGATGCGGCGTTCGTGGGCACTTTGTCGGTCGTCGAGCTGCGGATCCTTGCGGATTGTCTAGGTGTGGATCTGTATAGGCAAACTGACTGTGGTAAACGAGTCAAACTACTTAAAGAAGAATTGAAGACCAACCTACTCAATAAAATTTGAAAACTAATATGTTTTTCTATAATAACATAGATAGTATGGAAATAAGCAAGACTGACAAGGACAGGATTGCTGCATATTTTCGCGATATCAAGCAGAACGGCGATCTCGAATTCGAGGTCATCGTTCAGCAAGGTAAATTGAACAAGCACAAATTCTCGTCACTACTGCAGTATCTGCGTTCCACAACACAGACTGGAAAGTCAGCTTTTAATGAAGACCAACTCAGCATCAGTTTCAAACACAAGAATGTACCCTATCGCTATGAAGTATCCGGTCCGACCGCCATTAGTTATTACTGTAACACAAACAGCTTGGATGCCGTATCGAGTGCTGCGCTGATGCAAAAGTCATGGGTTCAAGGCAAACCGTCCATCCTCATCAGTGATTATGACCTAAAAGTGAACTTGAAATTAGAAGTGCCAGTAGAGTCCAAAGACCTTAACAAAGAAATTAGGACGTCCCTATTTTCACTCAAAAAGTACTATCGCTACAAGCGCCGGTTCAGTTTCGTAAGCGACGACGGGTTCTTCCGTTATGACCTCACCATCGTGAAAGCATCAAAAACTCCAGATGCATTCAACCTCATGGGTTCAGGAATTTTCCAGAGTGATGATCAATACGAGCTTGAGGTGGAGTTTTTGCGACCAGACAGCGATGATAAATGGCCGAGCGAAGCGGAATTCTTGAAATCATTGTTCGATTGCTCGGCTCTTGTGCTACGAGTTTCTGATGGAGACGATCATTTGATGCCCACCTCAGGCAAAAACCGTGTTATTTCCAATTACATTGGACTGTGTGGAACCCATATCGTCGGCAATAGGCGATTCGTCGGTCCCATGCCAATAACCTTGGAAAAAAAGAACCTACTCAAGCCCGATTTGGGCGTAACTAGTATTCTATCCGATTATAGTGTGACAGACAAAGCTGATGGTGAGAGGCATTTGTTGTACATCGATATAGACGGCAAAGTGTACATGATCAACAACAGGATGACCGTTCGTTACACTGGTGTTACGAATGACGCTTTCAAATCATCTCTGTTGGATGGCGAGTACATCACGCGCACTCGCAGCGGTCAAGCCATAAAGTCTTATGCTGCGTTCGACATTTACTTTTACAAGGGTGAGAATGTCGCCGTACTCCCATTGAAGGGAGATGATGCGGACGTCGAATGCAGGCTTCACAAGATGAACTTGGTCACAGGTTCATCATTTACTGGTGACAAGTCATTCGACATCAAGTCCAAAACATTCTTGTTTGGTGATATGATCAAGTCATCAAAAATGCTGTTGGAAAAGTTCGAAGTAGGCAACCTGCCATATCAAATCGATGGGCTCATTTATACACCCAAGTCTCTTCCAGTCGGCGCCATTTATAAGTCATCGCCAGTTGTACTTGGTGGGACATGGATGAAAGTCTTTAAGTGGAAGCCACCTGAGGACAACACCATCGACTTCTTGATGAAAACGGAAAAAAATAGCATCGGCAGTGATATCATCGTCGAGCGAGAGGGCACGGATGTTAAGCCAGTGAGGCTATATGTGGGGTACAATACACGCACTCACGAAAAGATTACACCTCACAAATATTTGATGAAGCAGATAAAATTGGTGGATGCAAACAACAGCTACCAGCAGAGGTTATTCGACCCACCTAATGAAATTTATCAAAACATCAGCACAGCATACATTCGTGTGGATGATAACGGCACAATGAAGGCCATGTCTGGAGACGTCATTTACGATGGTCAGGTCGTTGAGATGTCATACGATGCAGTGACTCAGCAATGGATGCCGTTGCGTGTGCGCAAAGACAAGACTTCTGGCAATGATTACTCGACTGCCGTCAACATTTGGCGCAGCATAAACAATCCCGTGACCAAAGACATGATTACTGGCGCAGTGGAACTTGCCATAGATGCCAGTGAAGCGTTCGACGATGATATGTACTACAACCGAGAGCAAAAGCGTAGCAACGTGGCTTCAAAAGCTATGTTAGACTTCCACAACTATTGGGTGAAGGATGTTAATATGATCGCCAAGTTTAAAAACAAAGCATCGACCGTTTTTGACATCGCGTGCGGTAACGGTAATGATCTGATGAAATACATCAACGCGAATATCAAAACCATCGTAGGTGTCGACAAGTCTGAAGACAACATCATCAATCCCAACAACGGAGCTTACGCACGTTGTATGGACCTGTATGCCAAAGGCAAACTCCGGGAGTCGGATGATGTTCGATTTGTTTATCTACCGATGGATGCGTCAAAGGTATTGAACCACGAATATGTTACTACCATCGCTGACGAGACCACGCGGAACGTCGCGGAAGTCGTGTGGGGGGTAAAATCTGAGCAGGGCCTGAGCAAGTACCACAATATGGTAGCGAACAAGTTTGATTTAGTGGTCTGCCAATTTGCCGTACACTACTTCTTTGAGAATCGGGTGACACTCAATGCCTTCGTCACGAATGTGGCATCCATGATCAAAGACGGTGGGTATTTTATGGGCACGTGTTTGGATGGTCGCGAGGTCAATAAAAAGTTTAAAGATGCCAAGACAGAAAAAGGTGAGTCCATTCAACAACGCAAGGACGACCGCGTGTTGTGGGATATACGCAAGATGTATGACACTCTCGACAGCAAGAGCGAGAAAAATTATGGACTGAAGATAGATGTGTATATCGAGACTATCAATAAGCGCGTATCTGAGTACTTGGTCGATTTCAAGCTTCTAGAAGCTGAGCTGAACAAACACGACATTCATCTGCTCAACCCGGATGAGTGTGCGGAGCTGGGAGTGTCTAAATCAACCGACACGTTCAAAGGGCTCTTCACGATGTTGGACGCTGCTCCCGTCAATTACTTTACGACAAGTGCAAAGACAATGACAGATGCAGAGAAACAGTACAGTTTCATGAACAGATGGTTCATTTTCAAAAAGGGGACGGCAGTTGCCCCGGCTCCACCCAAAGCGAAGCGAGTGACGAAAGCAAAGGCCAAAGTGGCTGAGTAATGTAGTGTATAGTTTTTCGCATTATTGTTGAAGTACATAAAGATATGTGATAGCATATACGGTAATGGTTAAGAAGATTGTATACAACATTTCTGGTCAGTATGATCCAGACGTCAGCCTAGTCAACACAGATCATACTGAGGTGTTACACATAAATGATTGCATTCATCATCAATTAGTGGTGAACAAAAATGGTATCAACATGCATCACAAATCACGAAAATGGGACAGGTACAAGAAACTCACCAATGACTACGAACTAGTATTCACATCAGTGCAAAGTTGCCCGAGCATTGCCGAATACAATCCTATTAGTAGGTCATATTTCAAGCTGTGGGAGATTTTATGCGATTTCACAAACGAGTTTGCGTTCCCTGATAGACCTATGAATGCCGTCTTTCTAGCGGATGCCCCGGGAGGATTTGGAGAAGCATTAATTAACTATAGAAAAGGTCGTTCAAGTATCACAGACACCATGTACGGCATGTCATTGAAAGCAACCAACAAAGTTATACCAAACTGGAAGTTCAACCAAGCGTACTGTGTTGACAATAACCTCACACTTTGTTATGGATCTTCCGGAACAGGCAACTTGTATAACATCAATAATATCCATGATTTGGTACAAACCGTAGGCATCAACTCTACGTATTTTGTCACTGCGGATGGTGGGTTCGATTTTAGCAGCGACTTTAACAATCAAGAAGACATGTCCCTAAACTTGATCTTGTGTGAAATTTATACCGCTTTGAATATCCAAAAGGAGGGCGGATCCTTCGTTCTAAAGATTTATGACATCCATAATGAAGCGACCATGCGCCTACTATACATCCTCAAGTGTTTTTATAATAACATGTACTTTGTGAAACCATTGTCATCCCGACCAGCAAATAGTGAAAAATATGTCGTATGTACCGGGTTTTCCAAGGCATCCGGCGACTACGAACGCACCCTAGAAATACTTCGCCAGAACATCGTGGACTTCAGAGCCCATAACCTCTTGAAGGCGGTGTCACTACCAATGCCTTTCATACTCGACATCGTGAGGTTCAACAAAGCATACATTGCCAATCAGACGCTTCATATCATAAAAACGCTCTCTCTAATTGAGCAAAATGAGAAAAACGACGCAGCCATCATCAGGCACCAAGTAAAAAAGGCCTTGAAATGGTGTTTTAAATACGACACAAAAATATCCCTCAACTCACTCAAAAGGTACAAAGCTACTTACTTTGACGCACCTACATCAGCTCCTACACCACCCATCTCTGCTTCCTCGTCAATGTTGGGTTTGACATAGGTTTCGAACAACTGTTTGCCAACATTAGCGCTAGCCACATGTTCTGTCATCTGATTGTTTTGCATGCTACGCAACATTTGTATCATGAAACCCAACTGTTCTATGTCGCTAGAAGGATTACAGCACATAGCAAACAACCCAGGGTACTTTGTTGCAAACTCAGAGTACTTTGATGTAAACTTCTTTGTTTTTTCCTGCTCGCGCAGTGGCGATCTTTTGATCTCTTGTGCGATTTCTAGAATACGATCGGCGTCCATTTTGATATAATGTTACATTTTGAATTTTCATTTCAAACTTGCCGCTACACACCGCGAACGATAATGTTGTTCATGATATAGGTTCCCGATGGACACTCCACATCCAGCAAATAAAGCTCTTTTGGCCCGCGAATATATTGATGTACCCGTCCATTGCACGATAAAAATGACACTCCCAAACTGCTACGCTTACTCTGACCAGGCACCAACGGCTTCTTTAATGACAGCGACGTCCAATAAAGAGCCTCCATGACAAGTTGATCGAGCTTGTTCACGTCACTCAAATGAGTGATAGCGTGGTTGACGCCTGAAACAAAGTCGTCGTCATCGTACATCAATGATGCAGGAAGATGACTGCAACCGTCCCTCGTTATCATAGTCGCAAATAACCTGAACATACTTTCGGTCACAAAAAAGTCGATGCCAATGAACCTGTTGTCAACATCGCAACTAGCAACCCCTTCGACCGCAAAGATGTCTGCCATATATTTCATGAGGTCTTGCAGCATGACCGCTTTTGATGCATCTGCGCGGAACCGGAGTGTCTTTGTATTGATTGCCCCAGATACCATGAAAGCTCCGAGAATATACCCGTTTGCGTATGATTGATGCGGTGTCATGCCTTCTGGGATTGGAGGTAGCTCCCATTTGATATATGGTGGCAGCAATACCACGTGATTTTGGTCAGTGTGAAAATGGTCGGCCATAACCCACAAGGGTTTTTTGGTCGCGTTGTCCCACAACAACACTTCTTGATGTTCCGATACAGCTGTTGTATGCGCCCAACTATCGTGCCTCAACAAGAGATGTGCCGACATATTCGTACGATTGGCCTCCTCTACCACACGTCGAACACGTGTAGGCCTCCCATACATCGAAATGACTTTATCTCCAGGCACTAAAGTGTTGATAGCTTGATACCTTCCATCCGCTCTCAAAACTTTGCAACCAATATCCGCCAACATAAAGCTACGACTATTCATTGAAACAATTTCTTACTCTTAAATATGATGAAGCTTCATTTCTCAGAGTATGACTTTGAAAAGATAGGATATCAAACCCCACCAGGACCTAGTCTGAATGGAGGTTTGTATACTGGCGAGCCATTTGTAAAAAACGCACCGTATGGAAATATTGCAATCACCCCTGATGCCACTGTTTATATTAATAACAACCTGGCACGCGGAAATCAGCCACCTCCAAGTGCTAAATACCAATATCCGGCTACCAGGCAGGGCAACTCTTTCGTAGAGTGGAAAGGCATCAAGCACTCACACGGTAACATTTACTGTGCCCCGTGCACGCCCTCCGCTCTAATTTGCTCTTGCGATGAAATATGCCCCAACGAACAAACACGTAGATGCAACCTGGCAAATTGTCGCAAGCAACAAGCTGCCAATGCCGACGGTCTTAACAAACTTTTTTTTGTATGATAATATATCTGTCATTTTTCGTCCAACTATTATAAACGATGCTATTCCGCTAGCATAAGCGTTGGGGTTTTGTCTAAACCCTAACTTACTAGTTAAAGTAAAAACATTCTCATTTAGTAAGAGTAGAAGTAATGATGAGTACCAAAAAAGTTACTTTTAGCTCAAATGTTGTGGTGAATAAATCGTCAAACTCTCTGGCCCTCTTGGATGTCAATGCTCTTCATTCCATAATACAAGATATGCTCAACTGTGATTTGGCGACACAACTCCTTGAGTTCGTCAATAACAAACGAGGCCAAGATGATCTGACATTTTACGAGCTCAATGAAGTGCTTCAAGCAGCCATGAATGAAACTCACATGCTCAAGGTCACTTCCAAGTTTGATGCCGCGAAACGGAACAACATCAAGTCTGTGTTGATAGGCCATATGCTCACACATAGTGGTAAGCCGTTCAAGCACATCCTCAGTCAGTACGTCGAGCGGGACGATCCGTATGTAGATGCTGGTGTCATGTGCATGATGATCATAATAAATCCGGTCTTAAGATTATCGTGCAAGACAGTTTCATGTGACGTGACGCCTATGTCGAACGTGACGAAGACGCAATGCGCCAATATCAAAAAAATGATACAATCATCGTATGTAGGAAACAATGATTTACAAGAGTCATTCTATGTTTTTTTCAAAAAGAACTACGAAACGACATTTGCGTGCAAATTGCCTGAAGTGGACTTCATGACCACTGCAAAACATTATATAAGACGCAAATGAATGATATAGTTACAAGGACAGATTGAAATCACCATGCTCATACTCAACAGGAGCCTAATCCTGTCAATCCTTTTGGTCATTCTATCAGGTATCAACGAACAAACATACGGGCCGGGTTTTGCATACACGGTATTGATGCAAGCGCGATTTGCATTCCACGTACTTCTCATCATGGAATTAGCTCCTAGCATCTACTGGCTTCTAGAAATGTGATGTCCGACTAGTTCAACGTCGTGAATACAAACACATCCCTCCACCCGCTCTGTTCAGCATCTAATTTTTCTATATTTGATACATGGTGCCACACGCTCCTATCATTTACGTACGCAGCTTGTCCGGCATCCAATATCTTTTGACAGAGCACCGTCTTATCGGTATCATATACTGTCGTGACGCCGCCCACGATATTGTGTCTATTGATCACATGTATCCCGACGAAGTTGAATCCATCCTGATGGACGCCTTCCGGAACGGGTGTGACGGAGCCATCGGCAACCGATGCCGCATGAACACGCATTTGGTGAACTTGGATGTACGATGGGAAGACCCCAGTGTGCTCGCCGACGAGGATCTTGAACTTTTGAACCATTCCTTTAAATGCTCCGTCAGACAGCAAGCGAGCATCGATGTTTTTATAATCCCTCGTTTTGTTGCCATTGTAGTTGTTGTACTGTTGTGATTGATAGAAGGGCATGTTGCCGACGATAGAGAAGGCATCGACATCTACGAGAGAGAACCCACGTTGTCTAGGCGACTCGTAATACACATCGGCGGGCAAGTAGTCGAAGCTATCCAATATGGTTTGCGATAGCTCGAACGGTTCGACTGCGTACTTGAATTCGCTCTGTGCCGTTTTGAACATGTTCAAGTACCCCACAACTTTGCGCACCTCTTCACATGTGTTATAATGCAACCATGACATTCGCAACACACCCTCTTGGTCGTCTAAATTGAGCTCATTTATCAACCTATCGCAATGATAACGTCCATACGAGCTGACGAGACCGAGTTCATTCAGTATGGTGTTGATGATATGGTGAGAGTAGTTGTGATACTTGAGAGAGAATATCGGCACACGAGGTTTGGTTTTATCGGTGATTTGCGTCACTTGCTCGTCGGGGACGTCGAATATCTCATCGTACGTGTTCACTAAAAGTCGCTCGTGCTCTTCGATGCGTTCCATGACAAACATCATAATTGCACGATCGAACTCGTGGTTAGAGTTCTCGTGAGCTCCTAGACAGTGCGCAATGTCTAAGATATAATCGCGAAAACCCAGTATACTTGCTGCGGTATCAAAGTTGGCACCACCCAATTCCAGTTTCTTCTCCAAACTAGTCTCAAAAAAGTAGTGGTTTTGGTTTTCCAACTTCATCAACCAATCCGATTTGATGTATAATACTGATGTGCGCATCCCCGTCATTTTATACATAGATATGCCGTAAGCATCTACATTCATGTCGGCAACATCGATCGAGCAGTGAGGTAGCGCAGCGACGCCATCTACTACAACACGAGCCGCCGGGCACTTCGTTTTGATCCGCGCACACAGCGCCTTGACATCTATAATGTTGCCGGTGACATTGCTGACGTGTGGAAGCACGACTAATCGCGTGTTGGGCGTCACTTGGTCGATGAGGGCTTCGTAATCCAGTCGAAAGTCTGCAGACAATCTCCAGTACTTCACCGCGCTGTTGCGAGATTGTGCTATTCGCTCGAATGGCGATACTGCCGACTCGTGAGAGAATGTCGGTATAATGATTTCAGAGGCACCGTCCATCTCACTTTCCATGGCATGAGCTAAGTTATACATGAGTTGTGTGAAAGACGAACCGAAAATGAGCTTTCCATCTGTGTTATTCAGCATAATATTCATGACGCGGTGTACTTCTTGCATGTTTGTGGTCATGATTTTAGACGTGGCGTTGGTAGAGCCCGGTTGAGCTCGTGAGTCCACCATGTAATCGTTCATGGCTGCGATAACTTGCCGAGGAACCTGACTACCTCCTGCGTTCTCACAAAATATCTTGGTGCTGTGCTTTTGGATAGAAGGGTAGAATGAGCGCAATTCGTCCATCGTGTTGGGGTTAGTTTAGAGTGACAATTTTTGCCGCGCCATCTCAATTTTTTTGTGTGTTTTTATTTCACTTGGAATTGCTCAACAGACAATAAAAATGAAAAACGTACTCGTTACAGGAGGCGCTGGGTTTATTGGTTCCAACTTCATCAATTACATGGTACGCAAGTATCCCCATGCTCATTTCTACAACATCGATTGCTTGAATTATTGTTCGAGCAAAAACAATATAGACGATGATGTGGTCAAAGCCGACAACTACACCTTCATCAAAGGTAAAATACAAGAGCGTGATCTCATCGAGTACATCTTGTTGACCCACAAGATCGATACCGTCGTGCATTTCGCAGCTCAGTCTCACGTAGATAACAGTTTCGATAACTCTTTAGAATATACTTACGATAACGTCTACGGAACTCACGTGTTGCTAGAGTGTTGTAGATTATACGGCAAAATACGCAAGTTTGTGCACATCAGCACCGACGAAGTTTATGGTGAGTCCCATTTGACGGATGATGAGGAGGATAAGAAACACGAGGCATCGGTGTTGTGCCCAACGAACCCCTATGCCGCTACTAAAGGAGCCGCCGAACTCATCGCGCGCTCCTATTTCTACTCGTACAATTTTCCAGTCGTCGTCACACGCGGCAACAATGTGTTTGGGCCGAAACAATACACTGAAAAAGTCGTTCCTAAGTTCATTTCTCTCCTTCAACGAGGCAAACCGTGTACTATTCAGGGCAACGGCGAACACAAGCGCGCTTTCATATATGTCGATGACGTCGTCCGAGCTGTGGAGACTATACTAGACAAAGGAGTGTCCGGAGAAATATACAATATTGGATTTCCTCACGAGGTGTCGGTGATGGAGTTGGCGGATATGCTAATTAAACGCATCAGGGGGTATGATGTGAGAGTGTCTGACTATATCACGTTCGTGCCGGATAGGTGCTTTAATGACAAGCGGTATTACATTTCAGACGAGAAGTTGAAAGCGCTAGGATGGAGTAGCGAGGTATCTTTCTCGGATGGACTCGAACGCACTCTACAATGGTACCTCAATCATGTGGATTTGGAGAAACATTGGACGCATTGACATCATTTTTATACCCCGCCAAATCAATTTCGTTACACCCCAAGAAATTGATTCGCTGAAAGTATATAGACATTTGTCCACTTGGGGGATGGTTAAGTATTCCGTGAGCAGAACCTTGGAATACTTCAAATGTCCAACGTTAGGCACTGACTCCCTTAGTACCGTCCAACGCGTACACCGGGCTCCTAACATTTTATTATTTTACCT